TATTCAGTTCTTTTCTGAACAGATGTAGGATCTTGTGAGTAAGCTTTTAGCTCGTAATTTCTTTGTGATATACCGTTAACTAATATATCTACAAACTTAGGTACAACTGGCACAGGTTTCCAGTCTAAGTTTAAATAAGATAAATCACCATTAATAGATAGTTCGTCTTTGTATTTTTGAACAGATTGCTCTCCTCTTGCATATAGTCTAAGTCTGTGGAAGTTGTTATAGTTGGTGTTAAACCTATCGTAAACTCCTCTATCGTTTCTAAACCACTCATTTTCTATAGCTCTACCTACAGCTAGCCCGTACTCTAGTGTAGCTTTTTCTGATTCAGGTACTACCTGATCTGGAAATGAACTATTATAATTAGTATTTATCATTTATATTAATTTTGAATTATACCCTGTATTGTCATATTTTTTAATACTCAAACTAACTCCGTTACTTTTTCGTAAAGCTGTAGGCTTGTATTTATTTTGATTTACTGCCATTATAGCCAAACCAGAACTAATTGAAGCATCATGTTTAGTTCTATTGTTAATGTTGAACTTAGCCCAATCTTCTAATGTATTTTGAAAATATATATTGCCATATTGGTTGTTTTCACCAATACCAACGTGGTTTTCTATATAGCTTTCAATAGCAGCAGCATGTGCTTGCTTAATATCTTCACTGGTATTAGGTATACCACCAATTTCTTTTTCAGTTGTAGAAAGCTTGTTCCAAACTTTATCAGGTCTGTTTATGCTAAAACCTCTATAGCCTCTTCTTTTTAAATAATACAATAAACGAGGTTTGTTGTTCTCTGCTAGTATAGGCATCCCATAAAAGTGAAGCGCCATTAGAACGTCCTCAAAGAACACCTCGGCGGTTTGTGGTCTACATATATACTCTAAAAAGAAATGGTTTGGTGGAGAGTCAAATAAGCTAAACTTAGTTAATCCATGAAGTGCTCCTTTACTGCCGCGACCATCAACAGTACCGCTAATATCGTAAGAGTCACAGCCGAAAGCTCCAACATCTTTATTACCTGGATGCTTAATACCATTTTTAATTATTATATTGTTTTGCATTTCTAAATTAGGAACCCAAGATACTAGAAATCTTCCATTTTTATTAGGAACAAACTCTACTTTAGTATCTTTTATACCTTTTTGCCAATAAAAACTTCCTTGAGTAACTAGCTTGTTGTTTTCAAAATCAGAGTTGTAATCAATTTGTTCGTATATCTTAGTTAAGTTAAACAAACTATCTTTAGTTTCGTCTCTAAAAGCGTGAGCCTCAGTTCTTGGAAACTGTCTATAGTATTCGTTTAAACTATCACTATCTTCTTTTAATCCTGCAACTTCGTTTTCCCAGTGTTCAATAACTCCTGTTGTAATTTCATAACCATCTGCTCCTTTGATATTATCTTGTCCTCTAACGAATACAGGCAATCCGTAAGTATCGATGAATCCCTCGTAGTTCCACTCCATAGGTATGAACAAGCTATAGAGTCCAGAAGCAGTTTGTCCGTTTCTATTTCTTTTTGTAACGTTTGAACTTTCGTATAGTTTTTTAAAATTGTCTCCACCTTTATCTAAAGCATTTGAAGTTGAGCCCATCATACATTTGCCTACAATCCTTGATCCTAGCCTTAATGTGGTTTTTGTAACTCTCCAGTTGTTTAATATATTGTCAGGTCTCTCCCATTTACCACTTTCATCGTGAGCTAATAGTTTTAGCTTTTCACCATCGTAAGAGTTATCACCAGTGTTCTTCCAGTCAATAGTTGTATCAAGACCGTCTAATTCTCTTAATTGTTCATTGCTCTCCAGCTTTTTTCTAGTAAGTTTGGATGCTGGAACCCTATATGCCAACTCAGTCTTTGGCCGATCCATGCCGTCTTGAATTGGCTTGAAGAAAAACGGATAGTTAACGGATATTGGTACAACTTTATCTGTAAACATTTTTTTAGCATCTGAACCCGATTTGCTGAGTATTCCAAATCTTGAGTCACTAGATATTGTTGCTTGGTTAACAAGTTCGGCTGAAGACATAAATGAAAACCCAGATCGTCTGTTTTTGAGGTAGCACATTCCGTAACACCTTGCATCTGCCTTGCATGCTTCCCAAAATATAAAGAAAAGTCTGTTTGCTTCTCTAAAATCAGGGGCTCCAACGTCGATCTTTGACCATTGGAGGTACATGTAATGTGTACCAGTAATATAAGTAGGAACATTGTTATTATAAAACCAGTAACCTTGTTCTCTTCTTTTGAACTCTTCGTCGATATAATCATACCAATTTTCTTTAAACTCGGCTGGATATTCTTCCCAGTCAAACCTACTTTTAATTCTTTTTAATTCTTTTGGATACTCTTGTCTTTCCCAGTGTTGTTCCGCTTTTTCTTTACTTCGTTTAAACGGTTCATCTGTTGCTGGTAAAGCAATCCTGAGATTCTGTATTTCAATGATCTGTCCAATTTTACCTGTTTTACTTATTACTATAAAATCATAATCAGAGTTATAGCCATACTCCCATTTTTTAAATCTATTGTTTTTAGCTAATATCTTAGGATTTACAACGTCCTTAACTTCTTCCCATAGAGCTTGCTTGTAACTCACTTACTTCTCCCTTCTGCAAAACCCTTAAAAGTTTTTTGTTCTTTAACTTCCTTAGGTTTTTCATTTAGCATATCTTCTTCTTGTTGTATACGATTAAGTATTTCAAAAGCATCGAATATAGCTAGTTTTTTAGTAGCGGCAGCATTCTTTAATCTGTCAGCGCTTACATCGTCGTCTGAGTCAACAATCTTTTCTTTTGCTACCTTTATTAATTCTTCTACAGCTTTTTGCCCAGCTTCTATAATTTTTATTTTAGTTTCTTTGGTTTTCATAATTTAATACAATTTTATTTAATCTCATACAGTAGAGCTTTTCTTTGTTAATTAAAAACTCAAATTCAGATTCTGGTTTAAAAATTATATGGTCACCAACTTTTACATATTGGTTTTGTGGGCAAGTATGAACTACACCTTCATTTGGCTGCTCTTTTCTAGTATGTAAATAGCTAGAGTTGTCAACAGGTTTAATAAAACAATAATCTAAATGAGATTTATCGTTATACATATACAACTGATCAGGTCCACAAAAATAAAGATCGTCTTTAAAATACCTAGCACTATTTCTTTCTCTACCTTTTTGGTCGTACCATCTTCTAAATATATTGTGATGAACATATACTTCATCACCTATTTTAACTGGAGAAGAGTAAGCAGTCGGTGTCGAAACAACAACTGCTTTTTTACTCACAAATTTGTGGTCTTCTATTATGGTATTTATAATAAGAGATTTATCTCCTACTTTTGTCTCATTATCATACCTTTTGTTTAAAGGTTTAATAATAAAGTCGTACAAGCTATTCACCGTAATTCAAATCGTATTCTACAGATATAGCCATATTTCTATTAAACTTTTTCCAAGGAACAATCTCTTTATTCTTAGTTATAAAAATATCATAAGAGTTGTCCTCGTTATTATGTATTATATTAGAAATAACGTGATCGCCCCAAACTTTCTGTCCAATAGAATAGTGCATTGCTTTATCTTTGTAGTCAGAGCCTATACTTATTTTTCTTACAGTGCTACTCTGCTTCATCTTGTTCTATTTCTCCTATCTTTCCGTCTTTCAAGTCAATGCTCACTTTACCGTACTTTTCTTCTAGCACTTTTTGTAGTTCACTAAGCTCAATTCTACTTTCTTGTAAAAGTTGAATGTGATCTGTTTTTCTCATTTCTAATAAACCTAAATTATTAATCTCAATATTGATTTTATTATTTACTTCAACTATTGATTTTAACTCTTCTTTTGTTACTTTTTTTGCTTTTGCCATTTTGTTTTATTTTATTTAATTTAACTTAATTATATAATCACCTGTAAGTTAGCACACTTACCTACAATTACCGCTATTATTAACTACACCACTTGAGCTAGTATTTACATATACTCTAGCTTCTGAAGCGTTAAAAAATGCTATACTAGAACTATTTAATGTAGTTGTACCAGCGTCGCTATACACAATATCGTTCAGGCCTGGGAAAGTTCCACTTCCATTATGATAAATTGTTTCTTCAAACTCTTCTATAGAGCAAGCTTGATTAGGACCATCACCACTTACTCCACCTGTAAAAGAAGTTACAGAAACAAAATCATGATCATAGGCATAGAACTCTGACATATTATGTGGTGCATTTCCATCGGGACGATCACTAGAAGCATTGTTTAAGTTTATATTATCTACAGTACCATCGCTGCAGTCTTTCAAACTTATATTGCTATGAGCGTTTTCAGCACTGTAGTTGTCATTACTAAGTTCTCTTTTAATACCTAGTAAACTAAGAGCACCACTACTTGGAACAGCCATTATATTAATCTTTTTAATCCATCAACTTGTTTTGACAAGTCTTTTATAGCTTCAATTAGTAAAGGAACTATCTTTTCATACTTAACAGCTTTGTAGCCATTTTCTCTAGTAGTAACCACATCTGGTAGTACTTTTTCTATTTCTTGAGCTATAACACCTATGTCGTGTCCACTATTACCATGAACTTCTTCTTTTTCTATCCAGTCAAACTCTACACCTTGTATTTTTTTTACTTTGTCTAAAGCTTTATCAATAGTTTTAATATTATCTTTTAATCTAATATCAGATGTAGAAAAAGCTACAATATCATTTGAAGCATCTATTCTACCTTGTGTAGCAGATGGATTTACAGTTCCTAAACCTATAGAATGATTAATCTTTAACTTACCTTGCATGTTTAAAGACATTGCACCTGTAGATTTACTTTGTCCATCAAAACCCCACCAAAAACCTCTATCTGAATCATTGTTCATGCAGAAAGTCATAGCGTAGTCATTGTTTAAAGCACCATATGTAAACCCGTTTGTCATACCAATACCGTAAGTGCTTGCGCTACTCCAAACTCCTAGCTTAACATAGTATTGGTTACTATTAGCTATTAAACGTTGGCTAAAAACCATGTTGCCTGCTACATCTAATTTCTGTGCAGGAGCAGTATTTCCAATACCAACGTTGCCAGCATTGTCAATACGCATTCTTGAAGTACCATCATCTCTAATATCTAAAAGACCACCGCTTGTTCCTACGCCATCAAAAACTGCAAAACCTGTGCCACTACCAAAAGTAAAATAAGGAGTTTGTCCGCTTTGTTGTATCCTTATTTGTGGATATGAAGAAACCACTGATAGTGGTTGTGAAGGACTAGTTGTTCCAATACCAACTTTGCCTTTCCAATAAAACTCTTCATCTCTTATTTTAAAATGACCTATTTTAGTTCCGCTAGTAGTAGTAGGAGTAGCGTTATCAAAATCTACAATATCCAAACTTAAACTCGAATCCCATCTAAATCCTACACCATAAGCATTTGACTCACCTACAAAAAGCATTGGCTTACCACTTGTAGATGCTCCATTAATAGCTGCTATTGCTGTATCACCATTTACTTCTAGTTTGTGTAAAGGACTAGCAGTTCCTATACCTACATTTCCTCTATCAAGAACTAAAACGTCGTTATAAGATGTGCCTCCATTAACCATTGAAAAGTTATACCTAACAACGCCGGATGTTACTGTTTGTTTTAGTGATAACGTATAAGACTCATTGTTTGCTGCGTAATACCACTTTTGATACAAGCCATTTGTGCTTGTGGTAGATGCCGCTATGTCAAGCGGCGAATCTATTGATGTAGCCCCATTTATACCTACATTATCAGAAAATTTTACATCATCACTAAAAGTTTTAATACCAGCTACTGTTTGAGCTCCAGTAGTTAATACCGCATTTGTAGGTATTCCCATCTGAGATTGAAACTCAGACTTTGTAGCTTTTCTAATATAACCATCATTAGTGTTAATGTATACATCGGTAATAGTAGCAGTTGTATTACCTGAGGTTGTATTTATCCAGCCAAACTCTGCATAACCATTACCTTGTGTTCTTACAATTTGATTTGCTGAATTGTTTCTACCTGTACCTACAGCTAAACCACCGGCCAGTGTTGAGTTAGCTGCTGTTCCTGTTGCAGCTAAGTAACTTGTACTAGTAAAAGCATTTGAACCTAGCTCTCTAGTTCCAACAACATTAGACCCATTAACAACTAAAGCCGTTGCTTCACTATTTTGTGCTGATAAACCTGATAACGTCAGACCGGCACTGCTACTGACAGAGCCGGTTACGTTAATGCTGTTAAGGAATTTTATCGCCATTTAACTTAATTTTATTATATTTATTTAGATATTTTTTACGTTACTAAAGTAATAACATATCTATATTGATTCTGACTTGCTCCGTTATTAAATTTAAGAGTTATTGTTCCACCGTTAGTAGTAGTTGATTGTACTTCTGGAAAAACTTGTTGTGAAACAGTGTTGGATTCTAAAGTTGTATCGTACACAGCTACCATTACGTGATGACCCATGCCATGTGCTATAACTTGATCAAAAGCACTACTTCCTCCAACTTCTGGAAATTGACCCATTGAAAATCTACTTTGCAGTGCAGCTGGTGTAACAGCTCTACCAGTATCTGTACCAGTTCTAGCCTCTGCAT